CTATAGGAAGTAACGTCATTCGTGCAAGTACAATCGACTTAAACTAGAATTTCTAAAAATCGGGTCAACCATTTGGGTCGCTATAGTTTGCCAGTGGTTTGCTAATCTATAATGACTCAAAAGCACAGCGATCTATTTCAATCCTGGCAATTCAAAGATATAGGTCGTACAGGTTTATATAAAAATTTCCTTGGATATATTTTTACCTATATAAGTCGGCGCCCTTAACGTAGGTATCCTAACGTAAGGATTCCTCTTTTTATACATAGTGATGTTGAGACTGTAGAGACCACCTAGAGTCTCTATAGAGTTACTTAATAGAGTTATTACTTAATGTCTAGTTCTTCTTCAGTAATATAACTATCAATTTCATCACACGCATTATCTTCAATTCTTTCTTTTAATGCGTCAATTGTTAAGTGTATATCATTTGATATATTTGTATCAAACTTTTCATCATAGTTTTCTATTAGTAATTCAACTTTATCTAACAGTTTATCTATTTTAGATTTCATTACATCATATTCTTTTGTCATTGTACTCATAGTCTTCCTTTGTTATTGTTTATACGTATAATATAACATAATAATAGAATACAATCAAGTGAAAAAATCTAGTGCATTTTTCACTAAATAAAATCAATACAAATTGATTCTAATATAAGGAGAATCCTATGAAAATGACAACTTATAAAAGAAGACAATTGAAACGTGCATTAGAGCAACTAAAAGTAAAACGAGAAAAAGAAAGATATAGTCTAGTCTATGGTTGGATATTAAGAGGAATGATTATTGGGTTTGGTCTCTATTGTGCTAGTCTAGTATTGTTTAACTAATAAAAAAAATGGCGAAAAAAATCTTAATCTTTGTGTGGGTACTTTGTGGGATACACCTTGGCGGTTGTGCAATACCGAAATTTAATGTATCGTGTAGTGTATTGAATAGTGAAAACGAGATCAATAAAAATGAAGAAAAGAAAAAGACTGTATTAGATAAATGTAAAGAAAATCCTGAATTTAAAATATCGGTGCCTTTTTAATAAATAGGACATATGAAAGAGAAAATAAAATCTCTTTCTACGTACAAAAAAAAGGCACCGAAAATTCCGCCATTTACTTGTCCTAAAATTGATTCGATTATAGAGATACTAGAAAGACATAAAGAACGAGAAAAGATTTATTCTAAGAAATCTTTAAAGACTTTGATTGCAAAGTTAGAAAAACTAAGGCAATCAAATGAGTCTTTAAGAGAATCTGGAATCTATTGGTACGAATGTTTTAAAGACGTTTTAAATCGAATTCCTAAAAGAAAGAAAAAGAAACGTAAGTCTTAACTTGCCTTTTTATATTTCTTAACGTAGGTTTGTTTTAATACATCTTCCCAATCTATATTCATATCACCTATGACATAATCATTATTGCATATGATATAGTGATTGTTGCCTTCTACTTTATTTGTAAATTGATCTAAAATCCAAAAGTCATTAAAGTATTCTTTGTCAGTATATTCTTCTAACTTTACTTTACCAATCTTTGTATTTAATATCTTTTCAAACGATTCGGGTGTGCCTTTGTAGTATAAAAACTTATCATCTTTTTTTGCCCACTTTGCCCACTCGGTTATTCTTTGATTGATACTTCTTAATTTTGTATTTACAATCATACTATTCCACTCCATTCTTCATTTATTTTAGGTTTACGTTTATAACTACCTTTGCCTTTTTTAGATTTAACAATTCGTTGCTTAAACAAGGTAGTTCTTAAAATCTTAGCAACTGAATTTCTTTTCTTTGGTGATTTCTTTTTCATAATGACTTATTTTAAATGACCTTTATACCAAAAGTATAATAAGACAAGACCTGTAATCCAAATGTAATCAAACCAATAAAAGGTTTCTATCTCATACATTATGCAACCTCCAACATTGTCATTGGCACTCTATAAATTCTACCAGACAAATCAACTAAACATTTACTATTCATAATTTTAGTTATCACACCTGGTGTCTTTTTAGTTTTTTGTACTACAAAGACCTTTGTTCCAACTTTCATTTCATTTTTAACTTTAGACTTGATTAATACATCAATCATTGCCTTGGTATCATTTAATTGTGTGATACTCATTTTGTTTAACGTTTCTATCATCATATAGTTTTCTCCTTTGTTATTATCTTAAATAGTAAGGTCCTGTCCATCTTATTGGATAGTTACCTGTTAATACATTTCCTCTTGGTGAGTTTAACGCAGGTTTATTATATCCTGCCGCCTTTAATATATCACCTTTTTTAAATCTACCTTCATCTTCTTGCATTACAAAACAAAAGACGCCAGTATCGTGTACAATCTTAATATACTTTTTACCATACGTTACTTTTGTTTTGGCATCCCATTGTGCTATTTGTTCTTTGGCGTAATTAGATAATCCGTCTCTATCAGATTTGGTTGACCAATCAACGTAATCTTGTTTAGCGGCAGTCATCATAATTGAAATACCTTCATCTAAAGTCTTTGCTGTTTTTGTTACCATTGTCATAATATATCTCCTTTTTAAATTATTGTTTTGCGTAATATAAGTGATCGTCAATATTTTCTTTTTCCATTACTAATTCTATATTGTCAACCTTTTCAAGTTTAGTTTTTGCATTAGCATAATCAATAACATTCATTAAATAGTCATTTGTAATATTATCAATTTCTTTTTCAACTTCATTTGTAAAATATGTTTTTGTTTTACTCATTATACATTCTCCTTTTTCATTGTTACTATAGTTAATATACCACATATTATTGCTATTGTCAAGCAAATAATAAACGCAGTCCAATTCTCATTTCCAATACAAGCACCGTTACAATCTTCAATTGCACCAGCGGCAAATATCAAACTCATTATTGTTGTAAATCCAAAGAAGTTACTCATAATATATTTTCCTTTTGTTATTTTGTTTATCATATACTATTAATATACCATAAAACCAATCATTTGTCAATAGATAAAATACACTATTTTTCATTATTTTTTATGGGTGTTCTTCTTTTGTTCTCATAATGTTCTACTAAATAGTGTATTATAAACGAATCAATAATGGAATTGACAAATGGTAAAGAATAGAACCTTTAAATTTACAGATGGAAACGAGATAAACGAATCAGTTGAAGCAAACTCTTTTAAAAAGGCAGTTAAAAGTGTACAATCAAAATTCGATCCAAAGAAAACTCCTAGAATATTTGTGGAGTGGATGTCCAAAAGAGGCGTAGAAATGACTAAGTGGCAAACTATACCTTTAGGTAGATCAAAGAAGTTGAGTAGATAATGGCAGTAGGCATTGCTAGAAATCTAGGAACAGACGCAGTAGCAACAGGTCACGCTTGTTCAAGTGTAACAACTACTAATACAGGATCAACAAACGTTAGATTAAATGGAAGAGGTTTTGTAAGACTAGGTGATATTAATACACCACATACTTTTCCACCAGTCCCAGCGTGTCCATCGCATAGTGTAGCAATGTCAACAAATACAGTACGAAATGTTAGAGTAAATGGTTTGCCTATTGCTAAACTAGGATCAGCATATGGTTCAGAGGTTATTATATCAGCATCCTCAAATGTTAGAACAAATAGTTAATTAAGGTATAAATAGTTGTATGGCGAATTATGACGCAACATCAACGAATACAAAAAGGTCTACTAGAATCTTTACTGATTTAAATTTAGATTTAGACATATCTCGTCCAACTAAAGATGTTTCTGTTTTAAAAGACGCCGAAGCAATTAAAAGAAGTGTTAGAAATTTAATTCTTACAAATAGGTTTGAAAGACCTTTTCATCCAGAAATAGGATCAAGTGTAAGAGATTTATTATTTGAACCTTTGACTATGATAACAGCAGTTCTATTACAAGATAGAATTTCTGAAACCATATCAAACTTTGAACCTCGTGTAAAACTATTAGAAGTTTTATGTGAACCTGCTTTTGAAAGAAATGGGTTTGAGTGTAAAATAACTTTTCAAATATTAAACGTTCCTCAACCAATTGTGTTGAGAGAATTTTTAGAAAGAGTAAGATAAGATGGCAATTAAAAGAATAGATATATCTGAATTAGATTTTGATGATATAAAAACAAATCTAAAAACTTTTTTATCACAACAAGATAAATTTACAGACTACAACTTTGAAGGAAGTGGTATGTCCATTCTTTTAGATTTACTAGCATACAATACACACTACTTAGCGTTTCATTCTAATATGTTAGCAAACGAAATGTTTTTAGATACAGCAACTCAAAGAAATAGTGTTGTGTCTTTAGCAGGTCAATTAGGTTATACACCATCAAGTGCAAAGGCACCAACAGCAGTTGTTAATGTAAATGTTAATAACGCAACAGGTTCATCTCTCACTATGGCAAAAGGAACAAAATTTTTAACCGTTATAGATGACGTATCTTATAATTTTGTAAATAGAAATGAAATTACTATTTCTCCATCAGATGGAGTTTATAGTTTTAATAACTTAACTATTTACGAAGGTACATTAGCAAGTTATAGTTACACAGTTGATAGCAGTAATACTGAACAGAAATTTTTAATATCAAATAAAAATGTTGCCATTGATACATTAAGAGTTACAGTTCAAACTAGTTCAAGTG